TCGCGGGTCCACCGCTGGACGCGCTCCATCGAGTCGAAGCCGTTGGCCGTCATGTCCTCGATGGCGGCGGTCAGCACTTCCTGGAATGTGCGAAGGCGGTCAGGCACGGTTCACCTGTTCGATCACGTGGTCGATCCAGTCGCTGACGGCTGCACCAACCGAAGGCCGCTCGGGGAACGCCACCAGCGAGCACGAGCATTGCGCTCGGTCGGTTTTCTTGTCGTGGTCGCAGTTGACGCTCACCAACCAATGCTCACGGAGGACCCGACGTAGCTGCTCGGTGTCGGGCATCACGCCGCCTTGGCTGTGATGTGCCCGTTCGACTTCGGCAGATTGATCGCTCCCGCTTCCATCATCGCCACCAGGTCACGCAGCTCGTCGTTGTCCAGCTTGCGGATTCGTTTGCCCTTGCGCGGCGCGTCCGAATCCTGTGCGGCGAACGGCTTTGGTTGACCCGGCTCCTGCATGGGCTGCGGCGGCTCGTAGTCCTTGATCGCCTCGGTGTCGAGGAATAGTGGCGACTGGAACATCATCTTGTTCTCGTTCATGTTGTCCTGCGCCCAGGCGAGCAGCGTGGCCTTGTTCTCCGGGTCCAGCATCGGGCCGAACACTTCCACCACCGCAATGATCGCCTTCAGCTTGACGTCGTCCGTCTTGACCTTCTCCGAATCCGGTTCGGTCAGCAGCGACGGCCACACGGCGGCAAAGCTGTTGCGCCACTTGTAGAACGCCTGGTCGTACGACACCGACTTGTAGGCCGGAAACTCCGATTGAATTGTCTCGTAGAACTCTGGGTTCCAAGCGCGGTACATCACGATGCGGTCCATGAACGCGTAGAGCGGCTCCATCTTGCGACGGATGCCGTCAATGTAGCCCGCCACGTGCTTGGCGTCCTCGGTGCCTTCACCGAAGCCCTCTGCGAAGGTTTCGCTGTTGAGCAGCTTCGCCGGCATGTCGGCCGACACGGCAATGTTCTCCAGGATGTTTTTGCGCGCCATGCCATACGCGCCGTCGATGTTCTGCATGTTCAGCGTTTCGATCTTCTCGTCGACGCCGATGCTGATCACGTTGCCGTTGGTGGCTTGTTGGACGAACAGCCGCTTCATCGCCGCGCTCGCCGCCATGATCTTGTCGATGATGGCGCCGGCGGTCTTCAGCATGGCGATGAACACGCCCGCCTTCTTAGTCACCAGGTCGTCCGTGATCATCGACTGGATGAACGACTTGAGCGGGAACAATCCTCGCTGATAGACCGAGCGGCCCACGAAGCCGAACGCCGAGCTGGTGTAGGAAATATAAACCGGCTTCTCGTTCATGATGGTGACGGTGCGCGACCGGTGATAGGGCACGCCCGACACCGACACAGATGTCACCTTCATGAAGTCGATCGCGTTGGGGTCCTGGTTGAGCACCAGGGAGCCTGCGGTGTTGAGCGGGTCGAACACCGAGAACGCAATCGACAACTCGTAGAGCTTCTTCATGTCCACGGGCTTGTCGGCATTGACGCCCTCGGCCAGCAACGCAATCGTGGAGATGCCGTACACGCGGGCGAGCGTCATGGCGTTGAATATGATCTCGTCGGCGCCGATAGCCGCCCACTCTTTCAGGAATTGATCGCGGATGCGGTCCTCGGGCGAGTCCGGCACGCTGATTTCACGCTGCTGGCTTTGCGCCATGCGGATCGGCGACTCAGCCATCTTCGCCCCGAGCGGGTGGTACAGGTAGATGGTCTTGCACGTCTGATAGGACGGCTGATCGCCAGGCACGATGTCCTGGCACGTGAGCAGCTCGTTGAGGGCGTTGCCGAGGCCGCTGCCCTGAATGTTGATCTCGCCCATGTCGGGGCAGCCCTCGTCGCGTTAATCAGCCCTTCGGCATTTCGGGGGCGATGATTTTGCCCTTCGCCATGCCGTCGTTGAACGCATCGGTGAAGCCTTTACGCAATTGAAGCAGCGCCGGCAGGTTATCACTTTGGATCGAACTCGCCAGCATGTTGCCGATCTGCCAGGCGATGGCGTTCATCACGATGTGCGGTTGCACGCCCGGGCTGGAAATGAGCAGACCACGCACCATCGTACCCATAACGATGCGGACGGGCTTTGCCACCATTTCGTTGAGGTTGTTGATCGCCGCGGCGTCCATCGCCGCCTGCGGTGGTCATGGCCTGACGTTGTTTGCGCTCTGCGGTCTTGCGGCGTTGTGCGTTTCGGGATGCCACGTCAGAACCCTTCCTCGTTTCCCAGTGCGATCGCAACCCCGTAGGTAAAGCAATCGAGCAGGTCGTCCTGTCGCCCCGCGTCCTTGCTGCCGACTCTGAAGCCCACGACCTGGCCGAGCAAGTGGTTGCGGCTGGTTTCCTTGTAGGTCGTGACCTTGTCGTAGGCAAGGCGACTGATCTTGACCATACCACGATAAACGTAGCCCGACACTGAAATGGCGCGCTCGTCCTTGCCGACGCTGGTCAGCACCGACTCGATGGGTGTCGCCGGCATGCCGCGCCGAGCTGCTTGCTGCAGCAGGATCATGCCCGACGCTTTGTCCTCGATCATGGCGCCGAGCGATCCGGTGCGTGAGCGGTACTCCCTCGCGTAGTGTTCCAGGTTTTGAAAAACGGTCGGCAGCCACGAGATCAGCAGGTCGCCTTCCATCTGAGTGACGTCCCAGTCGAGAATCACCAGGTTGTAGGCAGGCCCGACCGTGCCGTCGTCGCCTACGGGACGAACGATGTTGCGCACCACGGCGAAATACACCACGCCCGTGCCGTCGTTCTTGGTGCCGGTCTTGGTTGCCGAATCGATGACGGCGAACACCGCCTCGCACCTGGTGGGCGGCGCCACCGGTTCACCGTTCACCAGCAAGTGCTCGCGGGCGAAGAATGCAGCGCCCGACCAGTCCACGAATTCTGCGAGGTACTCTTGCTGATAGACCAGCGGCGGCGTCTTGCGAATCAGTTCCGTGAAGTAGCCCTCGCGTCTGGCCTGCCACGCGATAAAGCTCTCCCCAGGCTTGCGCAGCGGCAGCATGGGGTTGCTGTAGGTGGGTGCGTGGAAGTCAACGAAGCCGTGCTTGGGCTCATTGCAGATTTGCCACATCAAGTTCTCGGGATCGATGCCGTTGGTGTTCGACATGATGATCGCCGAGCCGTCGTAGTCGAGCAGCGTGGGTTCGATGGCCCGTTGCCAAGTCTCGATCGCCTTGGGCTTGGCGAACCCGCCCTCGTCGATAATGATCCGGTGATACTTACGGGAGCGGCCTGCGTTGTCGTCCTCGAGGGACCAGAACTCGACCTTGCCGCCTTTGATCGTCTCGATCATGCCCTCGGTCTTGGACGACCGCTTTTTGACGGCTTCGACCGCCTCCACGATGACGTTGTAGGATTCGGCCAGCCGCTTGTGCTCGGGTGCGAACCAACCGACCAGGCGCCCCTTGCAGGCGTCACTGACGGCGACCGTTTCACCGAAGACGTTTTTACCCCACCGCCTTCCGCAGCGTGCTGCCTTCCGCTTCCCCTTCAGTCGGAACAGCTCCACCTGCTTCGGGTGGAACGTCGGCAGGCTGACCCGTGCTTTGGTCAGTGATGGCTGCGGCAACCCCAGGGCTGCTCGCACCGGGTTCGGATCCGGGTTGGGGTTCGATTGTCCCGTCGATAGTCGGTCCAGCATTGAGTCCACCGTCCTCGTCGTCAGGTAGCCCGCCTATGATTTCGATCTCGTTGACGATGGCGCTGCCGACCATCATTGCCGAGAGCCGTGGGCTTTCATAGGGCGCAGCGCCGAGCGCCGTCTGTGTCGCCAGCAGCGAGTATTCCTTGAACTTCGTCTCGTTGAAGTTGGGGTTGGCGTTGCGGATCGCACCCGTCGTCGCGTCCTGTATCCACTTCGGCCACGGTTGATAAAACGCCGCCAGGCCCGCAAACACGCGGGCGAAGTCCATGGCGATGTCCTTCATCAGCTTGACGCCGCCGGTCGCGGCCGCAGCCGTCGCCTCGGGGACGCCGGCAGCCTGAAGGCGGTCTATTTCCTCGATGCGCGCACGATCCAGCAACGCCTGCGCCTCACGTTCGAGGGTGGCCTTGTTCTTTGAGCCGGGTGGCCGACCGCCGCGTCGTTCCCCAGGCTGTGCACCGCGTGGCATGGGGTGAACATGAGTATTTTATTGCAAATAGTAAAGGCGGGCCTTTATGCTGGCGTTGCGACGGTGGTCGATACGACATCGATCGAGGACACGAATTCAGAGGTGCACGGCACGGACGAGCCATTCAGCAACACATGAATCACCGAAACACCGTGATCTCTTAGGAGGTCGCGGTGTTTGCGTTAACGATCCCAGGGCTTGCGATTGAGGCGCTGGTGGAAGGGCCTATGGTCCCTCACGGCACCTGACTTATCCCGTAGAGAGGCGACAAGCTCGTTCACGGCCTGGGACAATGGGCGTTCTTCTGGGGCAGCAACGTCAACCACAACGATCCGATTGAGGTCGGCACCGAAGAACCGGGGCGGATAGAACACGTGGTCAACGACCGTGAATGTGTGGTGGTCGCAGCACGTGCATCCGCAGGTGGGGCAGGGCATTGGTCAGAAGGGTCCGTTTTCTCGACCACCGATGATGTCGATCATGAAGTCCTTGGCGCCGTAGGTTGGTCCAGCGTGCGGCCGCAGCTCGTGGAACTCGACACGCTTGACCCTGCCATCCGGGAAATACTCCATCGATTTGACACGCGGACAGGTGCCGACGTGTGTCATTCCGCAATAGGCGCACACGTTCGGATCGGGCATTGCTGTCTTCTTGGTGGTGGTCATGCGGCGGTCCTTAATGGCGGGTCGCAACCCGTTACCGTGTACGAGATGGCGTGCCCTTCACGCTTGAAGCTCTCCAATAGGAACTTTGCCACCTCGTTGGCCTCGGCCGCTGTCTGATAACCGTCCAGCACTTCGGTCCGAGGCTTGGGCGAGTGAATGTTGTAGGTGTTGTGCAGTACGGTGATCCGCCAGGTCATGGGTCCACCTATTCAACCAACGCGGCGATCTTCGCCAGCTTGTCTGAGGCGTCGATTAGGTCGGTGCGCAGCCGAACGATCTCGTTCCATAGGGCTTGGAACCGGGATGTTGCCAGTGATGGCGATGCCTCACACTCGTTCAGGCGAATCACCTCAAGCGGTTCCTTGCTGGCGGTGTCGTAGCGGATAGGCGGTTGAGCCACGCCACGATCTGCCACAAGCTCGTAGCCGATGTTCGCAGCAATCCTGGTGGCGAACGCCTCCTGCGCATGGCACGAGAGCCCGAGGATGACTTCGAGCATCTTCGCTTCGCCATGGGTCAATGCCACTGTCATTGTTTGATCCCCTGTTACTTCACGTCGTCCCACATGCCGTGATCGCCTTTACGAAGTGCCTTCAGCCGGTCGATCCGCGCCTTGGCCTCGGCCACACAGATCGGACACCGGCGCAGTTGGCGAGAGCCATTGAAGAACAGCCCGATGCTGACGAACGACACCTTGTGCTTCGGACACCGGGCGTCGGGGCGTGTCGGCCTGTGCTTGTAAAGTCGAACCGGCATTGTCGTCCCTGTTGAAGAAGCCGGGGCATGCGGGTGGCGTGACGTACCCTAAATCCCCGGCCAGTGCTCACGCCTCCACCTGGTAGGTTAAACC